CGTGATAGAATTGGCACAGAATATCCAAGCACAACAATTTCAATCCCTGTGCTGCCGACAGCAAGAAAGGCTTATATCAAATTCTTAACCGATGACGAGTGCCTTAAAATTGAAAAGCAAATAATGAACCTACACGATGACGATTTATTGCAGTATCAAATTTTAATGGCTCTATACATTCAACAGGCAAGCGAGAGAGAGATTTGTAACGCTCTTAATATTTCACCAGCTAAAATGTACCGAGAACGTGCGCAAGGCATTAGATTTTTAAAAGGTGCTTTCGTTGCAGCTCAAATTAAATTTATGTTCTTAGACTGATACAAAATTCGAATGAGTCAAAAATGATTTGTTCGGATTTTTATTTTGAGACATACATCACAATATTTAAAGCTAATCTATATTAAAATTAACTAATTTATTAAAACAATAGGAGCAAAAATGAAAAAATTATTATTGATTGGTGTTATGGTTGCGTTTTTATCTGGGTGCACCGTACAACAACAAAAGGAAGAAAGCCTAAGCGAAAAATGGGCAAAACAAGACGAATTAGCTTTAAAGGGTAAAATCACTGATAAGACAGATAAATTCACTGGTGAGCGAGAAATCAAATGGGAAGTATCTGGGATAGTAGATAGCCAATATACTCAAACTATAGTCCCAGAAAAATTTTCTGTCATAAAGGGTAAAAAGCAATATAATGAGTTACTTATTACTAAAAAAGGACGATCTCCTGTAAAATGTGACGAAACACACTGGTTAGTTGATGGTAAAAAATTCAATTTAAAACCGTATAATTCGGGGCTAACTGCGGCGGCTCGTTTCTATTTGCAGCTAAATATTTATCGCCCTACAAATACTCAACTTAAACAATTGGCAAACGCAAACCAGATTGATATTAAGATTTGTAATAATGAGTATTCTTTCACTGAAAATGAAATCAATGGATTGAAAGAATTAGTTAAAGCAGCTGGACTTTAGAAAATTGCCCCTTGACTAAAAGGGGCTTTTTTATTAGTATGTTTTTCAAGGTCTCAAAAACCTTATCTTCAACGGTAATTCACCCCGTCAGCGTGATTTTTTTGTACCTAAAATCCAGTGAGTTAAACCTTGCCATTATTTAACCCATTGTAAGCGGTCAAAAAAAAAGATAATTTATTTACCAATGGTCGGCAGTGCGAAGAATACAATACCGAAAGGGAATAACTCCGCCTGATTGAAGACAGGTTTTGAGCTGCCGACCACCCGAACTATCGGTGTTTCTCTCAAAAGGAATCTTCAAATGACTACTCAAACCAAACAGCTCTCAACTTTCAATTTTGAAAATCAATCAATCCGCGCTTTAGTAATTAACAATGAGCCTTGGTTCGTTGCAAAAGATCTTTGCGACACATTAGGGATTACAAACCCAAGTAAGGCAATTTTAAATTTAGACGATGATGAAAAAATGATTTCTACCGACTCTAACTTAAAGTTAGGGTCGGCAGGGAACGGTGCTCAAAGCCTTGCATTGGTGTCAGAAAGTGGAATGTACACTTTAATCCTCCGCTGCCGTGACGCAGTGAAAAAAGGATCTGTACCACACCGCTTTAGAAAATGGGTAACAAGTGAAGTGTTACCGCAAATTCGAAAAACTGGCTCTTACAGTAAAACCACAGTAGACCAACGAACAGGATTACGAAATGCAGTAAACATGTTGGTAAGTAAGAAAGGGTTAATTTATTCTGATGCCTATCATTTAATCCATCAGCGCTTTAATGTGGAATCAATCGAAGATTTGACATTAGAACAATTACCTCAAGCGGTAGAGTATGTTCATAAAATCGTGCTAGAGGGGGAGTTGATTGCTGAGGGAGTAAAAGAATCCGGCATTGACCTCAATTTAAGCGAGAACGAACTTAAAGATTTGATTAATACATGGATGGCATTTACACGCTTTTCCGATAGTGTCGGTTTCTTGTTGCGAAAAATACAACCAATTATTCATGGGAATCTTTACAGCTCGCCTGAATTTAATTTGAGATGGTGTAATAAGGTTATCCATGACACTCAACCGATAATTAAAAGATTATTGGAACACCTACCCTCATCACAATTACTACATAACAATAGAGCGCAGATAAAACAACGCTGCGAAATGTAGAATACACACTTAAAAAAGACCGCACTTTTAAAGCATGGTGTATTTTTTTAAAAAAAAGATAAAAAACACTTGATTACTTGCAAGTGAAATTGTAGTATATAGTATAAGTTGCGGTTTTAGCGCATAGCGAACGCAAAACAAGTTTAGAAACAACCCTGATCGGAAACGGTCGGGGTTTTTTATTATCCAAATTCGGCTCACTGGTACATCGTGGGCTTTTATTGCCCCGCAACAAATGGCGAGGTGGAGTATGAGAAAAATGCTAAAAGACGCAGGAAATCAAAGCGTGTTCTGGTCTGGCTTTGGTGCATTTTGGGCGATGTACACGTTTCAAGAGTGGCTCGCTATCTTCGGGCTTTTGATTGGTTTAATCAGTGGTTTAGTTAATATGTACGCAAAGTTTGAAGAGAGCAAGGTTAGACAAAACGAAGAGCGCAGAGCGGATGAGCTTCACAAATTGAAAATGGAACAATTAAAGCGAGGATTAAGAGATGGTACTGTCGAAGACTAGAGGTGCGTTAGGTGCTTGCTCGGTTCTTGCTGTTGTTGGGATTATGTATGCCAACTTTAGTAATGAGATTAGGTTAAGTAGAGCTGGAGCGGAAATAATCGGTAATGCAGAGGGCTGTATGGCAACTCCGTATAAATGCCCTGCTGATGTATTAACTGTTGGTATCGGCTCAACTGAATACTCAGGGCAAAAGATAGAGCCTAAGAAGAAATACACAAACGAAGAAATCGCCTACCGATGGAAGAATGACATTAAGCTCGCTGAATCGTGCGTAGATAAATATGCCAACGGCAGAATGCTGCCACAATCTGTGTTTGATGCTATGGTATCTGTTACGTTTAATAATGGATGCGGAAATCTCAAAAACTCAACAATGTTTCGTTTGATGCGAAGTGGTAAGTATGCGGACGGATGTAATCAGCTTTCCCGTTGGGTTTATGCTGACGGGCGAAAGCTACAAGGCTTAATTAAACGCAGAGAAAAGGAAAGAGCGTTATGTTTAGCAGATTTAAAATATACGCAATCTCATCGGTAGTATTAACCATTTTGGGCTTGTGCGGTTGGATTTGGCACCAATCAAAGAATATAGATGAACTAAGAGCCGAAAACCAAGCGCAAGCCCAAACCATTAAAAGTCAAGAGCAAGTCAATCAATCTTTGAAAGATACGATTGAAGTAGAACGCCAAGCGGTAGAACAACAGAGAGTAATCCACGATGAAATCAAACAAGCAAGCCAAGACAAAATTCAAGTGGTTAGAAAGATTATTAAGACACAACCTTGCTATAGCACTCGTATTCACGATGACGCTATTGAGCGGTTGCACTAACAAGGTAACAACCAAGACGGAATATATCTATCCGCCACAGGCTTTCTTAGTGCCTTGTGTGAAAACTCCATTCATGGGTAATACATACGGTGAAGCAGTAGAGCATCTAATCACTGTGATAGCAGAGCGAGATATGTGCGCTAGTCAAATAACAAATATCAATAAGTGGATTGAAAGCACAAAGAGCGGCAAATAATCTAAGGTTGATTTATTCTTTTGTGGTAGTAATATTTCATAAGTTAAAAAGATTAATAGGAATAACGATGGAAGATAATAAACCACACTACGAGAAAACATATATCATACCTGGATTAAAGTTGCGCCTCTATTTTTTAAGTAAGGCTGAGAATAGAAACTTTATAGACTTCATTAAGCCTGTGTTGTTGGATATAAGCAAAATTAACAGTGATAATGTTAGCGACTCCGACTTGGCCGACCTGTTCATCAAGATTAAAAGTATTTATGAATGGGTGGAGCCAAATAATTGTGAATTGCCAGAGTTTGAGCATAGAGTGCTATCTGGTCAGTTAAATGATTTACTCTCTCAAATCGCTGTTTATTTGCGTGTGGATAAAGACATTCAAATTAATGCAGAAAATAGAACGTTCCTTGTTGATGATATTAAGCAAGGAGTTAAAGAGATAACCTTTACATAGCGAATAATCTTAATGAAAAATAAAGACTGCCAAATAAAGTGCGGTCTTTTTTATTTATAGGAAGAAAAAATGAAAATTGGAAATGTTGTAAAACTCCGTAATGGAACATTATGTGATGTAGTTTATGAAACACAATTTGGTAAATGGTTACTGGTCGAAAAGACCGAAACAGAAGAACCGCCATTTAGTCACTGGCATAATGCCAACGGTACATTCTACG